TTTTGCCCGTTACTACTCGCGCGCAAGAGGACGCTGTCGGGAAGTCCCGCGCGTTTCTGGCGGATTACTCTGCCGATGAAATTATCAATTGGAATTACGACACCAATGGCCAGTTGGAGTGGGTCGTTCTCCGCACCTCATGGCTCCGGCAGGCGCATCCCGGCAGCGAACGCTGGACGAAAGAAACACGATGGATTTATTACGACCGGGAGATATTTCGCACATACCATACGCTGCAAGATCCCACCGGGCTCTCTCACCCCATCGACCTGGTTGATGAAGGACGGCACGGCTTGGCCGCCCAATTGCGCGTGCCGATCTTCCAAATGCACGTCTCCGAGGGCCTGTGGCTGATGAACAAGGCCGCGCTGCTGCAACTTGAGCACTTCAACAAATCCAATGCTCTATCGTGGGCTCTGACCATGGGCTTGTTTGCAACTCCGGTCATTTACTCAGAACGGGAGTGGAGCCAGATCGTTGGCGAGTCTTACTACATCCAGCTCGGCCCTCAGGACCGCTTTGGATGGACGGAGCCGGAAGGCCACGTCTTTCAAATTGCAGCGGACAATCTTGAGCGCCTGAAGGATGAGATCTACCGCGTATGTTACCTGATGGCGCAGGCAGGCGGCACCAGTTCGTCTCACGCCAGTCAATCGGGCCTGAGCAAGCAGCGCGATTTCGGCATCACGCAAGAGGTTCTGCGGGCCTATGGAGATCTGGTCAAGCACAGCATGAAACAGGTACTGTCGGCAATCGAGATCGCTCGACAAGACAATCTCTCCATCGACGTTTCGGGCCTGGATGAGTTTGATATCGGAGACTTTAGCGTAGAACTGGACGATGCAAAGAAGTTACTCGATTTGGGAATCCAATCGAGCACGCTTAAAAAACAGCTTTTCAAGAGGCTGGCGTTTAAGTATTTCTCTGATGTCCGCCAAGACGTCAAGAATAAGATCGCAGATGAAATCGATTCGTCAATCGGAAGCGAGGAGAGCCATGGAGGAAGACAATAAGCCAACGCTTCCGGAGCCTCAGCGTATCGATGTGCCTTCCCTGATACGGCAAGCGCTCGAGGAGTTCACCCTGGCACAACAGGCACAAGTCGAGCCGGCCTATAAGACCGAGTTGCAAGAAGAGCGCCAGCGGCGCGAGCAACTGGAACGCCGGGTCAACGATCTGATCGAAGAGAACAAACGTAGCCGGCAAATCGCGGAAGAGGCAGAACGAAGCGCCGCCATACGGACCGAGCTGCAGCGTTTGGGTGTGGGAAAGGTCGAACTGGCCTTCAAGGCAGTTAAAGACGACATCGCCAAGGGCGAAGACGGACGCCTGGTGGCAAAGACGGAAGGAGGCGAGGTCGGGCTGAAGGAGTATCTAGCTGGCTTCGTCCAGTCAAATCCGGAGTTTCTGCCAGCTCGAATTTCCGGAGGTTCAGGAATTCCTCCGGCCCAAAAGACTTCTTCCGGAGGCAATACGATTGATCTTGACAAAATCCGTCCGGGAATGAGTTCCGACGACCTGGAGCGCGCTCGGCAAGAAATCGCGCGAATCGCTTCGCGGGCGCTATCTGGGTCATAAGTATGCACAGTAATAAACATATTTCGGGTAACAACAGGAGAAAGTAATGCCATCAATTACGTCCGCCAATGTGGCCACCGCGATCGTCAAACTCGTGGCAGCCGATGCCCTGCCCGCTCTTGTGGGTAACCTTATCATGGGAAATTTGGTAAACCGCGATTATGAGCCCACCTTGGCTCAAGCCGGAGACACAGTAAACGTACCGCTTCCGCCGACCCTCGTGGCGAATAACCTCGCAGAGGGTGGCACGGTTAGTCCGCAAAACCCAAGCCTCGGCAATGCCCAGATTGTGCTCAACACACATGCGGAGGCAACGTTCCAGATACCCGACGTTACGAAAGTTCTGGCGGTTCCAGATTTGCTCCGGGTCTACATGCAGCCCGCTGTTGTCGCCATCGCGGAGCGCATCGAGTCGGATCTGCTCGGGTTATACGCCAGTTTCACAGCCAACGCGCCGGTAGGTACCGCGGGCACGCCAATCACCGAAGCCGTCGTTGATACCGCGGAGACTGCGTTGTTCCAAGCCAAGGTGCCGGCGACTCAGTCAAAGTACCTCGTGGTTGATGCCGGAACGTACTCGCAGATGCGGCAGATCCCACGTTTCAGTGAATTTCAAACCGTGGGTGAAGCGGGGTTGCGGGCGCTGATCGACGGCACTGTTGGAAAGATCAAAGACTTCTTCGTGTTCCGGTCCCAGCTGGTGGCGAAGACAGGAAGTTCTCCCATCACGACTCACAATGTCGCCTTTGTACGGGATGCGATCGGCCTCGTCATTCGGCGTCTTCCGCAACCTCTACCTGGGACCGGCGCCATTGCGGAGTATGCCGACTTGGGCAACTTTGGTATGCGAGTAATCATGAGTTATCAACCGAATACCTTATCGCAACAGTTTACCGTAGATGTCCTCTACGGCGTGGCCGCACTTCGAAACAACTTCGCAGTGCAAGTCAACTCGTGAGTAGCCGACCTGTGTAGAACCGGCCTATGAACGTGAAAGCATACTATCAAAAGATTCGAGAGCTCGAACGGACGCTGACCGACTCCTTTGTCGTCATCGTGAGTCATGACACTCCCGATGGGGGAAGAGGAGGCCTATTAACCGAGGTACCGAAGCACTTGGCAGCCAGAATGATCGCCGACGAACGTGCTCATCTGGCAAGCGAAGACGCCACGCTCCAGTTTCGCGAGAAAAGCGCCGACGCCAAACGCACCGCGGGAGACTTGTTACTCGCAGACCAGAGACACGTTAGGTCCATGCCCGCTTCAGAACTAAGACCGTTGACTCGTAGGGACAAAGAATAAACGAAATGGCTTTATTTTCGGATGGATCGATCTCAACACTCGAGCAGCTCGTCTCCCAGGATACTGCCGTCCTGGACGTAGCCAGCACGGAAGGTATTGACGCAGGAACGAAACTTGTCCTCGCCCAAGAAGAATTGGGTGTCGAATTGACGGCCGCGCTCTCCCGTTCCCCATTCTCCCTCACGACCCCGTCCGCGTGGTGGCCTGGCAGCATCGCAGCCTCGCAAAGTACTCTACGGCTGTCGAACATAGTTGTTACGCCGCCTCTACGTCTCTGGCATTCGTTTCGCGCGCTTTCGCTCATTTATCGTGATGCCTACAATAACCAACTGAATGACCGGTATCTAGGCAAGTGGAACGCCTACAATGACCTTGCCAAATGGGCCTCAGGAATGCTATTACAAACCGGCGTAGGCGTAGTATCTGATCCCATTCCGATGGCCCAGAGTCCGCAAGTGGATGTTCTCGGCGGTACATTACTTGCCTCGACCTATTACGTACAGGTTGCCTGGGTAAACGGGCGCGGTGAGGAGGGCATGGCGAGCGCGGTAGCTTCAGTGAGTGCTCCAGATCAGAGTTCCATAAGAGTTGGAACCACTGATTTGCCGACAAATGCAGTGGCTTGGAACCTGTATGCAGGCATTTCCGTTGATGCCATCATGCTTCAGAACGTGATGCCCATGGCGTTGGGACAGGCATGGCTCATACCTCCATCCGGACTGGCATCGGGAAGGACGCCGGGCAACGGGCAGGAGCCAAATTATTTTCAACAGTTGCCGCGTTACCTGCAACGAGGATAGGTGCCGTGATCAGTGTCGCCAGTCAGGCCACTTCAAAGCTTGTCCAATTCCTGGTTGCAGCCGGCGGGTTGAACGCTTCTATTGCCGCGGTGGCTCAGGCGGAAAACGTGCACCTCGCGCCGGTTCCGACACAACAGATTTTTACCGAAAACGTATCCAGTGACATTGCCGAAAAGAGCGGGGAGACGAAGTACACCGCCCTGTATGTCTACTGTGACAAGATCATGAACACCCTCAATGAGAAATTCCGGACTTTTTCCGGAACTCTCCAGTTGGAGGTGGATGTGCGCGTGTCCCAAGACAGGCTTGAGGGAATCGACCGCATATCACAACTGTACACGGATGCCGTCACTCAGACGCTCAGCCAAGTCCGCGGGGATTGGGGGCAAGGGGTGTTCTATACAGGAACGTATGAAATATCATTCGGACCGGTGAAGCACGGCGGCCGCAACTTCATCAAGAGCACTAAGATTTTGCTTCAAGTAGACGCCAGCATCGGCTAAGGCTCTTCAATGTCAACTTACATCTCATCTAATGCCAACCGGTTTTATTGCGCATCGGAGACGGCGTACGGCCAGGTGTCGGTTATTACCTCGGCTAACCGCATTCCAGCGGTCAAATTATCCGCGAAACAACAGTTAGTGGTTACAAATCGTCAAGATAAGACCGGAAGCCGAACCTTTGGCGGACTGCCCGCTGGAGGCCGCCGCAAAACTACGTTCGACTTGAAAATATACCTGACTACCTGGACCGGAGGAAGCAGCCCTCCGAGCTACGGGCCGTTCTTCCAGGCCGCCCTTGGAGGCGCGCCCATGATGTTTCCGGGAGGAATAGTAGCCGCAGGATCCTCTGCCACAACAGTGAATTTCACAACGCCCCATGGCCTTGTAAGTGGCCAGGCGGTTACTTACCTTGGCGAGATACGGTTCGTGAGCGTTGTCGTCAATGCGACCTCTGTTCAACTAAACGCGCCTCTGTCGGCATCGCCAGCGGCAGGCGCGCCCATCGGCCCGACCGTAACGTACTTCCCAAGCACCGCACTACCGAGCGTCAGTATTTTCGATTACTGGGCGCCTAGCTCAGCGGTGCAACGACTTTTATGCGGTGCAGGCGTCAATAAGATGTCAGTAAAGGTGAATGG